GAAAGGTGCGGATAAAAAGGCTTGGAATGCCTATGCCGATGCCTTGAAAGGTCAAAAGCAAGTATCAAGTTTTCTTGGTGGCTTGGATAACAAGGAATAACAACAACTACAAAATAAGAATATAGCATTATGGCAGCAACAGAACCAACGATTATAGTCGGAAAATTAGATGACAAGGCGTTACAAGAGTCTATCGACAAACTTATTTCCGATGTTAACAACAAGTTAAACGGAAGTGATGGTCTTGCAGTTAATTTTAAGAGTGGTATAGAGGCAATGCAAAATAGCCTAAACTCTTTTGCGACCACCATAAAAGCCGTCAAAGGTGACGTTGGTGATATGTCAAAGTCCTTTGAGGCTATGTTCAAGGCTATGAGTGGTACTGGTGGTAGTGGTGCAAGTGGCGGTGGAAAAGGTGGTACTACAAGTGGTGCATCTACAACCGCATCTGCACCAAACACTATTGGCGAACTTAAAGAGCAAATTAAGTTGCAAGGTCAAATTGTAGACCAACAAGTAAGAAGTACGGCAGAAAAGGAACGCCAAGTAAACAAACAACGTCAACTTACAAACGAACTTGAAAAAGAACTTCGTAGCACTGCACAATCAAGGTTGCAAAGAGGATTAAATATGCAACCCCAAGGTTTAGACGAAGCACAAAGAAAATTACAATATCTGCAAGCCGTACAACGTAGATATGCAAACACTACACAACTTAGCGCACAAGAGCAAAGAAATCTTGCTAACGCTATTGCAGGAACACAAAGGGAAATTGCAAAGATAAACAATACACGCCCAAAAACCTTAAAAGAGGTGCTTGGTATGGATGAAAGTAGCGTGGATGCCATAACACGTAAGATGCGCGAATTAAAGCGCGTACAAATAGACACAAACGATGCAACGCAAGTCAAGAACTTGGCAAGCAAATATCAAGAACTTACAAACAAGCGGCGTGAAATGCTTGGTCAAAACCAGTTATTAGAAAACTCTAACCTTTCACTTGCTCGTTCATTCAACTACATACGCAACCGACTTGTGTATGCTTTTACTATTGGTGCGGTAGTAAACTTTACAAAGGAACTTGTAAGGGTAAGGGCAGAATACGAAATGCTTGACCGTTCACTTGGTATTCTTATAGGTGACATGGAAAAGGGAACGCAGATTTTCAATGAATTAAACGAAATGGCATTGAAATCTCCGTTTACCTTGATAGAACTTGGTACGGCTGCGAAGCAACTTACGGCATACAACTTCGCCGCTAACGAGGTTGTAGATACTACACGCAGATTGGCAGATATCAGTGCTGCTTTGGGCGTACCTATGGAACGTCTGACCTATAACTTAGGACAGATTAAGGCGCAAGGTGTATTGAACGCACGTGATGCACGTGACTTTGCCAACGCAGGTTTGGCTATCGTGCCTATGCTTGCACAACTTTACACAAAGCAAAAGAGATTTGGTGATGAAATAGTTACTACGGCACAAGTGTATGATATGATGTCAAAGAAGATGGTATCATACGGTGATGTGTTGCACGTACTTACGGACATCACCGATGAGGGTGGTAAATTCTTTGATTTCCAAGCAAAGCAAGCCGACACGTTAAAGGTGCAACTTGCAAACCTTACTTTGGCATACAACAATATGCTAAACGAAATAGGCACGGACAATCAAGGTGTTATTTCGGGCGCATTGGGTCTGCTAAGAAGTTTGGCGCAAAACTGGAAAACGGTGAAGAACGCAATCCTTACCGTTGTGACTGCCCTTGGAGCATACAAGGGGGCTTTGATGCTTGCCTATTTATGGAGCAAGAGGGTAGCTGCAGGGGAAACGATAAAGGCATTTTATGAACTTGCGAAATCTGTAAAGACTGCCAAAGATGCAATGATTTTGTTCAATACCGTTTGTAAAGCAAATCCTTTGGGAATATTTGTTAGTTTACTTGCAACCGCAGGTGCGGCTTTCCTTGTGTTTGGCGATGATGTAGATGAAGTATCCGAAAATGTAGAAATGTTTGGAGAAAATGCTTGGCAAACCGTAAGCAAAGTCAAGTCTTTACAAAAGGTGTTGCTTGGATTGGATGAAAATACTTCTACTTATAAAAAGACATTACAAGAACTTAACGGTATATTAGACGAATACGGCATAACGGAGATAAAGAACCGTGATGAGATAAACAAAAAGATAGAGCAAACAATCGCCTTAATAGAAGAAGAGGCTTCTGCACGCCAATATGCTAACCAAATGGCAAAAGGTGAAGAAACCTACAATAAAGCCGTTGCAGATGCCAATAGTAAACTTTCAAGTGAATACAACGATTTATTTAAGGGGGTATTTGGTTATGACAAGGCAATGGCTGAACAGATGGCTAATGCCTTTACAAGTGTCACTGCGCAAATCATACAAGCGAACATAAAAAGTGTCATCAACAAAACTGGGGATGAATACGAAAAGGGTGTAGTACAAATAAAGGTACGTTTGGAGGATGCTTTCAGAAAAATGGGATATAGCGAAGTGCAGATTTCCATGATTATGAGAGAAATGAAAGGCGATATTGATGATAACATAGAGTCAGTAAAACAAGCCACCGAAGCACAAAATGCACACAACGAGGTTATAGAAAAGGCTTATAGCAAAGGACAAAAACTAAGCAAGGGCGTACTTGCCTTCAACCAAAAGTTGCAAGCACAAAGGAAAGTTATGACCGATGCTTCTACGGATGCCAAAACCTTGTATAATCGCATATATAGCATTGTTGACCTTGCAAAGAAGAATAGCAAGAATACTATTACTTTCGACCTGCAACTTACGGCAACAAACCCACCAAAGTGGATGAAGAACTTTTCCGATGAAAGGATAAGGGAACTTGCAGTTTCTTTCGGTGCAATCGCAGCCGCAGGTGGTCGCGCAAAGGGTATGACGAGGGAACAAACCCTACAAAGGTCTTTGGAATATGCGAGCGAGAATAGGTTGCGTGAAGAAGCCAAGGCAAGCGACAAGGCAGACAAAACCTCCAAGACACGCACGAAGCAAACCGATGAATTTGCCAAGGCGATAAAAGAAGTCGGTAATGCCATGACCAATACACGAAAGAAGCAACAGGAATTGCTTAAAGAGGGTATTGATGGCACTACGATATTGAATAGCATTTCGGAAAACTACGGCAAGACCATAGATATAAACAACGAGAAATTGCAATCTTTCGGCGTGAAAGGCTTGAAGACTGCAAAAGACTTTGCGAATATGGGGCAAAGGGAACAAAAGAGTTTCCTTATGTCTTTACTTGATGTTGCAAAGTTAAGGGGTAGTGCCGAGGCAATAGAATACATTGAAGGCAAACTTGCAGACCTCAATGAGGAAATCCTTAAAACGGATAACAAAACGCTTGTAGATAGCCTTAAAAGCGATTTAGAGCAGTTAAAGAACGAATACGAATAGGCATAGAATTAGATGCGAACCCCGAACTTGGTGGTATTATTGCACAAACTTTCGGCTTTACCGATGAACAAATGCAATCTATACCACGCACGGCAAAGGATATTGCGGAAAAGATACAGAAAATCTTTGACGACAAGCTTGGCAAGGGTAAGTTGAATTTCCTTGACTATACCGACAAGAAAGCCCTTCAAAGTGCTATGGGTAATCTTGGTATTGACCCCAAAAGTGCCAAAGCAGAGGCACTGTATGCTTATGCTGAACTTTATAACAAAATACTTAAAGACGAAACAAAGGCGCAAACCGATGAATGGAACAAGTTGCTTGAAAAGTATGCAGAATACGAATACAAGCAATCGCAAATACAAAAGAAAGCCGTAGAGGAACGTAAGGACTTTGCTATGCGTCTTGGCAATGAGGAACAAAAGAGTCGTGCAATGCAACTCGTTACTCTAATAGGTGTTGCAGCCGACCCAACGCAAAAGCAAGCACTCGTAGAACAATTAAAGACTTTGTTGCGAGAAATTGCAGGCGATGATGAGGCAAAACTAAATATCGTTGTTGGTATCGACAACAAGGAAGCGGAAGAAAGTGCTACTTTGGCATTTGAGGAGTTCAAGAAGAACCCTGAATGGCTTGTTGCTAACCTTGCAGGACTTACCGACAAGGCTTTGCGTGGTCTTATTGGGGATATAGAAGATTACAAGAAGAAAGCCAAAAATCTTAATCCAAAGCAAATTAAGGAAATCAACAAGGCTTTGCGTGCATTGCATAAGCAAGTGCGCCAAGGCAGTCCGTTTGCTGCCATTGCTGATATATTTGAACAAGCCAAAGAAAGGGCAAGCGAATACGATGAGGAAATCGCAAAGGTCGAAAAGCAAATGCAAGACCTTAACGAAATCAGCGAGAACGGAGGCGAACTTTCCGATGAACAATCAAAAAAACTTAAAACCCTTAAAGACCGTTGGGAAGAACTTAAAGAAAAGAAAAAGGATGCTGAAAAGGTTGACACAAAAGCCCTTGTGGATGGCATAAATGGAATGATAAGCGTTATATCGCAAGCCACGAATGCTATTGGCGAAATGTTTGAAGCC